GGCAATCCCTTAGAGATGTCCCCGACGCTTCTGCCTCGGCGACTCACTAACCCACTAACTACTTGAAGGAGTAGCCATGTCCATGTTGGACTCTTTGCGCGAATCTCGTGCAACCGCCGCAGCCGATGCTGCAGCACTCCTTGCTGGTGAAGTGACTACTGAGGCACTAGATGCAGCAGAAGCACGTCACGCAGAGATCACTGATCTCGACAGCAAGATTGAAACAGCAGAAGCTCTAGAGGCTCGCACTGCTGAACTCAAGGAAGTTCGCGCTGCTGCGAATGTTCCGACCTTCGGTTCTGCCGTTGTTACCCGTGAGGCCATGACTTACGACAAGGGTTCAGATAACTCTTTCGCTCGTGACATGATCAACGCTCAACTTCGTGGCGACCGTGATGCGTTTGACCGTCTGAATCGTCATCAGTCCGAAATGGCTGTTGAACTTCGTGACATCAACCGCACCGACACAAGCGGTGGCGACTTCGTTCCACCTTTGTACCTCATCAACGAGTATGCAGAGTTCGCTCGTGCTGCCCGTGTCACCGCTAACCTGACCACAAACATGGCGCTTCCGGCTGGAACTGACAGCATCAACATTCCTGCCATTACGACGGGAACTAGGGTTGGCCTGCAAGCCGCAGACAACTCAAGCACCTACGCACCAACGTCACCTCGTGACATGGTTACATCAACGGTCACTGGCCGTGTTGAAACCATCAGCGGTTTCCAGAACGTGTCGATTCAGCTAGTAGAGCAGTCCCCAATCAGTGGCGGTCTTGACAAGCTAATCTTCGGCGACTTGATGGCTGACTACGCATTGCAGTTGAACACTGCTGTTTCAGGCAATGGCGCTGGAACTGCTGGCTCACTGAAGGGCTTCGTCACACTTGGCACGGATAGCACAAACGGCATCCCAACCACTTGGACTGAAACCACTCCATCTGCAACTGGCGGTCTGACTGCTATCACGAAGGCAATCTCACAGGTTGTCACTAACCGTTACAAGGATGTTGATGCTATCGTAATGGCCCCGGCAACTTGGTACTGGTTGGCTTCACAGGTTGATGGCTCAAGCCGTCCACTCATCGTTCCAACTGGCAACGGCCCATTCAACGCTGGCGGCGTAACAACTGCTCCTGGCGCTGCTGCTGGTCTTGTTGGTTCAATCTACGGTGTGCCTGTCTACGTTGACGCAACACTCAAGAACACTGCAAGCACGAACCAGTCACCAATCTTGGTTGGCAAGTTCAGCGACAGCTACCTGTTCGAGTCGGGGGTCAAAACTCGTGTGCTTAATGACGTGCTGTCTGCAAACCTGACCGTTCGTTTCCAGGTCTACGGTTACGCTGCACTCATTCACCGCTTCGCTAAGGCCGTTTCTGGCATCAGCGGAACTGGCGCTGTAACGCCTTCAGGTTACTAATCTGAATCCGTCGGGTGGCGGCTCTAGGCTTAGGTCTAGGGTCGCCACTTGGCACTCTTAATACATCAGGGGATGGACTATGGGCAAGATGAAAACTTTACTTCTTGAGGCTGCGATTGCCATCGAGAAGGTGCTTGAAGCCGACGGCACGATTGAGCAAGTGTTGGAAACTGTCGACCAGATTTCTGACATTCGGGTGACGACAACGGATCGTGAAACCCGATGAGGTCACGGGAAACTGTGTGCATCGCCATTCCGCACGATGGCTCTATTGACACACAGTTGACGATTGACCTTGTCGGTTTGATGCGTGAACGTCGACCAAGGATTGACTCACTGCAATGTGTTCAGGGTCTGGGCCTTCTGGCTCGAACTCGCAACCTTATTGTGAAGAACTTCCTTGATGATTCTCACGCCGACTGGTTGTTGATGATTGACTCTGACCAGTCGTTGCCTTTGTCGGCTTTCGACTTGCTCATTGAAACTGCCCACAAGGATGACCGTCCGATTGTTGCCGGTCTAGTCTTCGCAGCGTTCTTTGAGAATGAGGCGCTTCGACCTGTCCCTGCAATCTACGAGTTGGCAGCTGACGGCGCAATGATTCCGTTGGACAAATACCCGAAGAACCAAGTGACACAGATTGACGGTGCTGGCACTGGTTGCCTGATGGTTCATCGTTCGGTTCTTGAGTCAATGCGCGAGAAGGCGAATCCGAACCAAGGAACTGACTGGTGTTGGTTCTTTGACGGTGCTATCGCTGGCCGTTGGTTCAGTGAAGACTTGCTGTTCTGCCGTAAGGCGACGGCTCTAGGTTTCCCCATCTTTGCCCACACTGGCGCAATTCTTGGGCATCACAAACAGTTCTGGCTCGATGAGCGCCAGCATGATTTGTGGAAAGCGCAACACAACTAATCTCTCGGGGGCAGTGAATCCCCTGCACTGTTCCCGAGTTCTATCTAAGGAGAAATCATGGCCTCAAGTTTCCCTGGCGGTTTGGACAATTTCACCAACCCTTCGGCTAGTGACACACTTGACTCCGCCACAGTGCCTCATGCTACCCAACACGCCAACGCTAACGACGCTATCGAGGCGATTGAGTCCACACTAGGGGTCAATCCTCAAGGCTCGTCTGCGACCGTTGTGGCTCGTCTGACGGCTTTGGATTCTACGGTGGCAGGGAAAGCGCCAGCATCAGGAATTAGCCCTTCGGCTGTTACTGGAACAGCGGTCACTCAGGCTGACACCGGAACTGTTACTTCGACGATGATTGCCAATGGCACAATTGTCAATGCTGACATCTCGGCTTCAGCTGCAATCGCCACTTCAAAGATTTCAGGTCTGGCAACTTCGGCAACTACTGACACCACGAATGCGTCGAACATCACTTCTGGCACTTTGCCGAATGCTCGCTTGTCGTCAGTTCCTAACTCTGCACTTGCCAACTCTTCGGTCAGCGTGAATGGATCAAGTGTTGCGCTTGGCGGTTCAGTTACTGTGACAGCAACACCGACCGATGGAACTGTGACTGATGACAAGATTGCATCAACGCTGAGTCCTTCAAAGATTACTGGAACGGCTGTCGTCACATCAGATTCACGCTTGAGCGATACTCGAACTCCAACTGATGCTTCAGTTACTGATGCCAAGATTTCTGGAACATTGAGTGCAGTCAAGATTGCTGGAACGGCTGCTGTTCTTGCTGTCGCTAACGCTTTCACTGTCGGCGGTCATGTCATCGCTAATGCTGTGACTACGGTCATTCCGTTAGCCATCAAGAGAGTCCTCAATCAGACCGCTGATCTCATCCAATACCAGATGAGTACCGGCACAGTTTTGGGTGGACGTAATACCAACGGTCAGATTTGGACTGGCAGCGCTACTGGAGTGTTTAAGTCTGTCGGTGGTGCTACAACTGCAGCATCAGGCGATGGAACTACGGCCACCATCACGACAACCACAGCAACAAACCTTGCTGTAGGTGATTTGATTGGAACGGCTGGTATCACACCTACTGGATACAATGCTGTGTCTGTAGTTACTGCAGTGAGTAACACTTCACCGTTTACTGTGTCGTTTGCCAACACCACAACGGGATCACAAACTGTTGCAGGAACTGTTTCTGCTGCAGTGCAGACGGGCAGTGTTGCTCGTAGCCTCGGAACTATTGCTGGAGCATTCAGAGCTGCATCGAGCGCAACATCAAGCACGGCAAACATTGTAGAGATACAAGATTCTGGTGGAAATGCTTTGGCATTCTTTAGAGGTGATGGAACATTACAGAATCAGGTTGATACTCGAAGCCCATCATTTAACTCGACGGCAAGCCGTTTTGCATTGTTGGCAATTAATGGTGGCGGAATGCTCCAGTTACAGAAAGCCACTGCAGGAAGCCCAGCAGGAACACAAGATTATGCCCGTCTAGGTCTGATAGCAGGAACAAACGCCAACACTTTAAAACTCGTTATCGCTGCAGGTAACGGTGGAGCAGTAACCACAATTGTTGACAACATTCCAAACCCTGCCTAATGGCTTGCCGTACTGGATGTCCTACACAGGACTGTGATTCATACGCTGATTGCTGCAAGTCAATTGCTATCGACCGCACAAGCTTGAAAGTGAAGTGACATTGTGACTTCAATGAAACCAAGAACACCATCAGCGTCGCAAAGTGTCGGCACTTATTACAACAGCAATGTTTTGTATCAAAGTGGTTTGACCTACAATCAAGCCTCAAGTTCTGGCGCTAACGCTAACTCTCGAACTGTTCCGACCGCCACTATGAAAGCGAGATAACTCATGGCTTCTTATGATCTCGGTGATGTTGTCGCTCTTGGTATCACTATCACCAACAGTGCAGGAACAGCACAGAACGCCACCGCTGTTGTGTGTACCATCACGCTTCCTAGCGGTTCTACGGTCACGCCTAGCGTTACTAACTCAGGCGCTGGCCTTTATGACATCGCCTACACTCCGACCCTGTCAGGTCGTCACACAATCCGTTGGGTGGCTACTGGCACGAATGCTTCAGCGTTCACTGATGAGTTCACTGTTCGTGACCTGACAACTTTGCCGGTCGTGTCGTATGACATGGCGCTGAGCCACCTCAACATCCCTGCCGCGTCAGCTGACGAGGATGAGATTCGCCGATTCATTGACGCTGCCCAAGACCTTGCCGAGAATTATGTGGGCGCTGTCCTTGGCCGTCGTACCTTGGTGGAAATGTATGACGGACAGACTGACGTTCTTCGTCTGCGCTCGCCTCGTGCGATTAGCATCACAGAAGTTGTCGAGTCTGGCGTGACTTTGGATTCTAATTCTTACAAGTTGGATGACACCGGTCAGCGACTCTACCGCTTGACCACCTCGACCTTGTCGGCTTCATCGTCGTTCGGTGCGTATGGGTTCTGGGCTTCTGGCGTGAATGCTGTCACGGTGACCTATATCGCAGGGTACACAGTGACACCGCCAGCAGTTCAGCAAGGCGTGTTGGAAATCCTGCGCCATCTTTGGCAGACTCAGCGTGGCGCTGCAACTGTCATGAACCGCATGGGTGCAGGTGACGACTTCTATTCAACGCCGACCTATTCCTTGCCTCGCCGGGCGATGGAGTTGCTCGATCCTGCCTCGTTGCCTGGGATTGCGTAATGGCTACCACTGCAGTTCCTCAAGTCATCAACGGAATCATCTCCGTTCTGGGTGCATCGTCAACACTGACGGGTGTTCGAATCTTTGACGGCCCTGAAGTAGACATGAGTTATCCAAGCGACTTCATCGCTGTGGGTCACGATGGCTCGGAAGATGGCGAAGTTTCGGTTGCCAGTGTGACTCAAATCTTTGAGCAACTTGGCAACATGAAGCAGTTTGAAGATGGCTCGGTTGATTGTTTCTTGTCGACGTGGGATGGTGGAACTAGCTTGTCTGCACGTCGGACTAGGGCTGGCGTTCTACTGTCTGCCATCGACACCGCTATTCGTGCCGATTCAACTCTTGCTGGATCGTGCATCTATAGCCAGTTAGCCTCACATCAAATGACCTATATGCAAACTGACCAGGGTGCAGCGGTCAACATCATTTTCACAATCACCTACCGAGCCAGAACCTAGGAGTTACTCATGGCAAAGATTAGAAATGTCTGTCAACTCGGCGACTTGTATGTGCCTGAACTTGGCATCGAAATCAAGTTTGACGAAGTTGTCGAAGTCTCAGACGAGATGGCTGCCCGAATGCTCGAAGCACCATTCAACTGGGCATCAGGGGATAGCAAGAAACAATCACCCAACCCAGTCGCAATGACTGAATCTCAAGAGGAGAAATAGCAATGGCAATCGGCTCAGGCATTGGCTCGTGGCTAGGCATCAAGAAAGAATCAACATTCAACACCACTGTCACCGTTGACCGTTTCTATGAGTTCAACAGTGAATCCACCAAGTATGTCAAGAACACTGTGGTTGGACAGGGTCTTCGTTCTGGCGGTCTTACACCTCGCGCCAACCGTCGTGTTGTCACGACCAAGGGCGCTGAAGGCGACTTTGAAATTGACTTGCCAAGTCGTGGTCTAGGTCTGTTGCTCAGTCTTGCAACTGGCTCTGTTCCGACCGGCACTCTTGCAAGTGGCGCTTACACCTATGTGTTCACGCCTGACGATTTGATTGGCGATTCATTCACCACTCAGGTCGCAACTCCTCAGTACGGTGGAACGCTTATTTACAAGACTCTCGGCGGTTGCAAGATGAGTTCGTTTGAACTCTCTGTCGGTGCTGGCGAAATCGCCAAGGGTAAGTTCACGCTCGATGGTGCAAGTTACACTAGCGGTTCATCAACCTCAGCAACACCTGCTTATTCAAACTTCGCTACGACTAACCTGTTCCATTTTGCTCAGGGTGCTGTCACTGACAATGTGTCCACAACTTACGCCAACATCAAGGACTTCACGTTCAGTGTTGACAACTCACTCAAGAATGATCGTTACAACCTAGGCGCTTCCGGTGTCAAGGCTGAACAAATCATCAACGGTTTCCGAGCCATCACCGGCAAGGTCACAGCTGAGTTCACTGACACGGTTCTTCTCGACAAGTTCCTTGCTGACACGACCGCTGGCCTGAAGGTCACGTTCACAGGTGCTGCCGCTGCGTCAACAACTGAGTTGCTTGAAATCGTTATTCCTGCCGCCAAGTTTGACGGTGACGTTCCTATGGTTTCAGGCCCTGGAACAATCGACGTTTCATTCGGCTTCACGGTCTACGATGACGGCACGAACGCTCCCTACACCATCAACTACCGCACACTAGATTCCACGCTCTAATGATTGAGGTGCGAGATGCCAAAGACTTTCATCGTCTAGCAACACGCATTGGAAAATTAGACAAAGAAGTCAAGAAAGAACTTCGCAAGAAACTGGTCAAAGTAAGCAAGCCAGTTGTGACCGAGGTCAAGGCGGCAGCCTTAGCGTTGCCGTCTGGCCGAGGTAAGAGTTCTATTCGCGTGAAGCAGGGCAATCGAGTGAGCCTTCGAACAGCCATCGCTAGGTCTGTTGGATCAAGAGCAACAACAACTCGCAAAGGTGCAGGTCTACACATCCGCGTGAATGCCAAGAAGTTCGAAGCAATCTCAGGAAGAACTAGCAGAGGCAAGCGTTACAGTTTGCCTTGGTATGTCGATGGTCGCGTGAAGCGTGGCTGGAAGCATCCTGTGTTCGGCGAGAACATGGACAAGCCTGAGACATGGCCTATCCAGAAGCCAACACCTTTCCTTGGCGTTACCGTCAGGAAGAGGGCTGGCAAGATTAGAAACGAAGTCAACGAGGCTTTCACCGATGCACTCAAAGAAGTTGGAATCAACTTCAGATAACAATCACAAGGGGAAATAATGGCAATCAAAATCGACGGCAAGATTTACAAGACACCTGAAGACCCAGGCGAACGTGGCCTGACTATGGGTGAGCAGCTGATGATTGAGCGCGAGTTCAAGCGCCCACTGGAGAAGTTGTTTGCTAATGCCAACATCTCGCCCAAGGCTTTCAAGTCGTTGTCAGATGAGCGCAGGGATTCCATCGAGGTTGAACAGCGTCAGATTTTCGCCATCATGGTGTGGGTTGCTCGTCGTCGTTCTGGCGAAGATGTGTCTTTCATCGAGGCTAACGACTTTGAGACCGACAAGTTCGAGTTCATTCAGGATGATGCCGACCCTTTAGCCGAATCCCCGGCGGAGTCTACGATCGAGTAATGGCGAACCTGCCACTTCTCATGCACACCTATCCAAGCGTGACACCTTGGAATGTGTGGGACTTGGATTCTGACGTGTTCGAACTATTACTGACCGCCGCCAATAACCGCTAGGAGTTGCCACTATGGCAAAAGATACCTCACTCACCTATAGCCTTTACGGCAAGGATGTGTCGGCTACTGGCGCAATGCGTAAGGTCGGCAAGGAAACCGATTCGATTGGCAAGAAGTTTTCTCAGATGGGAAAGGTTGCCGCTGCATCTTTGGCTGTCGCTGGCGCTGCCGCTGCAAAGTTTGCCTATGATTCACTGAAGGCTGCAGCTGAGGATGAGAAGAGTCAGAAGCAACTTGCACTGGCTTTGCAGAATACGACCAAGGCAACTCAGGGTCAGGTCAAGCAGAGCGAAGAGTTCATCAAAAATCTTCAGATGTCCTATGGCATCGCCGATGACAAGTTGCGACCTGCACTTGCAATGCTTGCTCGGGGTACTGGCAACCTAACTGAGTCACAGAACCTGATGAACTTGGCGCTCGACATTAGTGCTGGAACTGGCAAGGATTTGACTGCCGTTTCCAAGGGCTTGGTTCTCGCGCACAATGGGCAGTTCAGCGCATTGAAACGTCTGGGCATCCCACTTTCAGAGAGCATCATCAAGTCAAAAGACTTCAACGCTGCGACCAACATTCTGGCTCAGACCTTCGGTGGCGCTGCCAAGACCAATGCTGAAACTTTCAGCGGTCGCCTGGCAATCATGCAGGAACACTTGAAAGAGTCGAAGGAACAAATCGGCTATGCCTTAATGCCGACCATGACTAAGTTTGCTGACTATCTTGTGACCAATGTTGTCCCGAACGTGCAGGGATTCGTTGACGGCCTGACCGGTGTGAAGAACTCGGGTGGCGAAGCGATGCAGTCAATCTACGATCTAGGGCAGAAGACTCGAAACTTCTTCAAGTATCTTGGCGACCATCAACAGTTCTTGGGCAACATGGGCAAAGTCATTGCAGCAATCTTCATTGGCTCGAAAGCCTATGCTGCGGTGAATGCTATGGTTGGCGCTCTTGCAATTCTTCGAGGTGCTTTTGCAACAACGACAGTGGTTGCAGCGACGACCGCTGGCGCTGAGGCTGCAGCAACTGGTGGCGCAAGTCTTGCCGCTGCTATCCCTGCGATTGCTGCCATCGCCGCAAGTTTCGGCGTTCTGGGGATGCTTGCCGGTTGGGTGAATTATTCCCAACCAGAAGAGACACCAACACAGAAACTGCGTGGCGCACAAACTGGCGTGAAGCAGACTGGTTCAGACCAAGCACAGCGTCAACGTCGAACCGAATTGATTTCACCTGAGAGCGCTCATGAGAACGGAATGATTTGGTTCAACGGTCGTTTACAATTTGAACGACCTTGGATGCACAACGACAAGAATCAAAAGTTGGTTGGATTACATACTGCTGTTCCAGGCGTAGGCATGACCGGCTATCGAGCAGTTGGTGGTTCTGTCATGGGTCATTCAAGTTACATAGTCGGCGAGAACGGCCCTGAACTCTTCACACCATCAACCAGCGGTCGCATCACTCCGAACGGTCTAGGTGGCGGTTCAGGCATGACTGTTGTGGTCAACGTGCAAGGTTCGGTTGTGCATGAGAAAGATTTGGCAGTCACGGTTCGTGACAACATTGCACAGCTGATGCGTCGTCGAGGACTCAACCCTTCAATCCTTGGAGTGTAACCTGTGGCACTTTATGACGGCACGAATGCGCCACTGATTAAGGTCTACCTCGATACTGGCAACCGCACTTCTGGATTGTTCACGCTCGGATGGTCAACACTTGCGCCTTCAGGCACAGATGTTCTTGGCACTTACACACCTTTCACCACGTTGACTCAGATGCCAACAACAGATGTGAAGCGCATCAGTATTCGTCGAGGTCGCACTCGTGAGGATCAACAGATTCAGCCTGGCACTTTGGTCATGACGATGGACAACACTTCGGGCAGTTATGACCCTGAGTTCTCCAAGTCTGCGTTGATTACTGCCGCCAGCGGTAACGGAACAACTGTGACCTACACGTCAAACCACAATCTCAAGGTTGGCGACATTGTCACGATTATCAACCTGAGCGCTACTGCATTGAACCTCAGCCTTCAGACGGTCACCTCGGTGACAAGCACCCAGTTCACTATCGCTAACTCTGCGACGGGTAGTTGCTCAGGTCAATTGTCGGCTGCCTACTTCTCGGGATACGTCACGCCAAGCGTTGATTCAATCCTTGTCGCTGGAACTGGCATTCGAGTGACCGGAACTATCACTCACGGTGGTGGCCCTACCGAAGTTCCACTCTTCTCAGGTTTCATCGAGCAGATTGACAAAGACCTTTCGCTCGAACCTGTCGTCACATTCACTTGTGTGGATGGTCTGGCGATGCTGGGCAGAATGTTCACCGACATTGACACCACAGGTCTAGGCGACTACACCGCTATTTCTCGCATCTTGGATTCTTCAGGCTGGAACTATGGAACGGCTGGAAGTTCTAACAACCTTTACATTGTCAGCAAGATTGCAAAGAACGATGCGCTGTCCATGACTGACCCTATTGTCAGCACTCAAGCAGGTGCGATGTTCTATGTCAGCACAAGCGGTGAAGCCACTTGGTTGAACTATGGGGTGTTCGCGCCTGGTTCATTCGCTTCCAAGACTGTGCGCTTTGTCATGACTGACACTCGTGCGAGTTCTGATGTTGTTGAGTATGACGAAATCAGTGTCATCGGTGGCGAGAAATACATGACCAACAGTGTGACTGCAAACAATACTGATCCGAACGGATTCGTCAGCACCCCCACAAAGTTCAACCAATCGAGCGTCATCAAGTATGGAACATTCGCCAAGCAGGTTGACACGTTCTATTCGACCGGCAACATTGCAGCAATCACCCAGCAACTAGCTGACCAGTTTGCTTTCCCACGTTATCGAGTGGACAGCATCGGGTTTGAATGTGTCGGGTTCTCCGACAATCTTTGGTATGAGATTCTCAACGCTGACCTTGGTGTTGCAGTGCAGGTTGTTCGTAATCCAATCTACGGTTCAACACTCAATTACAATTGTTATGTTCAAGAAATGAACCACGACATCTTGCCGAACTCTTGGCGGATGTCTTTGACACTTAGTCCCGGAACTTAGGAGAAGACATGGCCGCAGGATTCCCAGCGAAAACCTCATTCACTGATGGTGCTGTTTTGCCAGCCTCAGACTTGAATGACTTGGGCGGAACAATTAACAAGGTCTACAACGGCGGAACTTATCCGAACCAGTTGTCCTACACCTCAACCGCTGACTCGGTGCTTCGACCATTACCGTTTGCAACCTCAACCGATAAAATCACTTACGCAACCAACATCGCACAGAACGCTGGCGCTTCGGTGACGGTCACCTTTACTCGATCCACACGATTCACTCAGAATCCAATCCTGACTTTGACTGCTGAAATCACTTCAAGTTCAGGCACACCTTATGCGGCGACCTGCGTTGCTAGCGTCACGACTTCAGGCTTTACCGCGAGAGTGTTGAATGTCAGTCCAACTGCTGTCACAATCACGAACACTTATCTGCATTATCACGCCATTCAAATGACCTCAGCTGCGGCTGACAACAACTAGGGGAACTCATGCTTTGGGACTTAACCTGCCACACTCCTGACTGTCACAACGACGGCTTCACTGTGCAATTCCCTGACCCTGCCGAACTTGTGATCTGTGGCGGTTGCCATCAGGAAATCACCGACAAGTCACCAACCGAAACCAAGGAGTCCTAATGGCTATCACTTCCGCGCAATACTCAATCACTACAACCGCAAGTCAGATTGTTGCCGACTCGGTCGCAGCCGAAGAAGTTCATCTTCACACCTCGGGTGGCTTGCTGTATGTCGGCGATGCTGGCGTGACAACTTCCAATGGTCTTCGCCTAGATTCAGGCGACAAGATTACTTTCAACACTCACACTGGCCCGATGTATGCAGTGACCAACACCGGCACTACGACTGTTTATGTCGCTGTAGTCGAGAAGTAATCTCATGAACTTGTCCGACACCTCAAGCCTTGTCAGTATTGTCAGTTTCTTTGCAGCAATCCTTGCTGGCGCTTTCGGTATTTGGCGACGAATTGAATCACGCCAGAATGAGTTTCAAAGTCAACAACTGAGAATCTGTGACAGGTTGAACTTCATCGTTGCGCAGTTCGGGCCGAACGGTGGCGGATTACGTCAAGCGGTCAACGAGATGTCAAACAAGATTGACAAAATTGAACAACGCCAGATTACTATCGGCGACAAACTTGCTCACCTTCAGGGTGAGTTCGACAACCACATCGACTAGGAGTGAACATGGCATGGCCAACAAAACTTACTCGCAAGGTAACCTGCGCCTATGGCACGAAGGGGAAAGTCTGGATGTCAGGTTGGCATCAAGGCGTGGACATTGGAGCGCCAATTGGCGACCCAGTCTTTGCCGCCGCCAATGGAGTCGTTGTCGGTGTGGGCATCTGGGGTTCTAGCTTTGGCAAGTTCTCACCTGTGGTCAAGCATGGCAAGTGGTACACCGTATATGCCCACGTTTCCAAGTGCCATGTCAAGACAGGCGACAAGGTCAAGATTGGTCAACACATCGCTGATGTTGGCGTTGAAGGTAACTCCAGCACTGGCTCACATCTGCACTTCGAGATTCAACCAACTGCGAACTGGCAGGTTGGCGGTTCTCGTAATCCAAAGTTCCTTCTCGCCTACACTGGCAAGAATCCGTTGATGCGAGTTGTTCGCAGATTAGGTGGCAAGTAATGAACCCAAAACTTCAATCAGTCCTGGCGACCTATGCTCAGTCTTTGCTGGCCTGTGTGATCACTGTGATGATGTCGCTCAACGTGACACCATTCACCATGACTCACAATGACCTAGTGAAGATTGGCAACGCAGTGTGGGCTTCGCTTGTCCCTGTGCTGGTTCGTGCCTTGAACCCAAAGGATTCAGCGTTCGGAATTGGCACGAAGTAGTTCAGCCTTTAGTCTAGGTTCATGGACTTCATAGCCGAACTGAACGACCTGCACGTCGCTAAGAGTGTCGCTCGACCTTTGTGTTCCGTTAGCACTGTTCTTGCAACTCTTCCCGACGAAGAACGTGAAGCCTTATTGGCTGCCCTTGGCAATCGACAGATACGCCACACCGACCTTGCTCAGGTTCTTTCCAACCGAGGCTTCAAGGTGAGCGCTGTCACTGTGAGCCGTCATCGCAATCGTGGGGAATCCAACGGTTGCCGGTGTCCTCGATGACGCTGTCTGACGACCTTTCCAAACTTGCCAGCGCCGGTCAATCTGGCTCTGATACTCGCACCACCAATACGCCCGAAGCATGGCGACCTCGACTTGAGGTTGATCCTGCTTCGGGCGGTTTCTTTGTGTCCACACCTCGCACCGCCGGTGATCTGCCAGATGCCATTGACCTGCTGGGCGACTTCGACCTTGACCCAACCCAGTGGCGTGTCACTGGCGTGCGGCGTTCGAGGTGGCAGAAGTATGACGGCGACTGGCTTGAGTCTGCCAGAGTCAACATTGTCCCAGCCGACCAACTTCATTCGTCAACTGACGATTCTGACCTTCAGGCGCTTATTGACCATGTAGAAAGGTGGCGACCACACGCCCGAATAAAGGCACACACAGGCAATCTCAGCGCCGTCTACGCAATCGGCGATACACAGTGGGGCAAGGATGCAGGAGACGGCACAGAAGGCACTGTGAGGCGTGTATTGACCGGCATTGAGGAATCTGTCCAGCGACATCGAGACCTTATTCGCATCGGTCGACCAGTGGGAACTGTTGTGTTGCCACAGATGGGCGATTGCATCGAAGGCAACGTGAGCCAGAACTCAAAGATTCTTGGACGAGTAGACCTCAGCACCACCCAACAGGTCAGGGTTGCCCGTCGAATGCTTCTGGCATGGATCAAAGCATTCGCACCATTGACCGACAACCTCATCGTGCCAGTTGTCCCAGGCAACCACGACGAAGCGCAACGGTTTGTCATCGGTGATGCCATCGACTCATGGCAAATTGAGGTGGTCTCAGCTGTGCAGGATGCTTGCGCCGAGAACCCTGCCCTTGCTCATGTCCAGTTCCGCTACCCCGATAGCGACCATCAGACCTTGGCGCTGAACGTGTCAGGGTCAATCCTTGGGCTGGCGCATGGTCATCAGTCGCGTGATGCAGTCAAGTGGTGGCAAGGACAGGCGACAGGGCGAACGCCAGTGGGTGACGCTGACGTTCTACTCACTGCCCACTATCACCATTACAAGGTCGCTCAAGTCGGGCCACGCCTATGGGTGCAACTCCCTGCGATGGATGGCGGCTCACCTTGGTTCAGAGATCGTGCAGGGTTAGAATCACCGACCGGCATCGTGTCATTTGTTATGGGTGAGAGTTACGACCCACGCCGAGATTTGTCAGTTCTAGCAGGGGAGCAAAGATGAACACCGCAATCATCGTGCCAAGTCGACACCGACCGCACAACATCAAAGAGCTGCAACAGTCACTCATTGACACCGAAACAATGTCACGCCTGTTTGTTGTAGTCGACGAGGATGACAAAACACTTGACCAATACCTGTCACTCGAAAATAACTTCACCGAGGTGCTGACCTTCGAACGTGGTCGCAAAGGCATGGCCGACCCACTCAACAACGCTGCAAGGCAACTGATCACAGATGAGCGCTGGGAGTATTTCATTTTCGTTGGTGATGACCATCGACCTCGAACCTTGCAATGGGACAAAGTGTGGCGCACAAACCTTGACGACCTTGTGACAGGGCTGGTCTATGGTGACGACCTATTCCAGCAAGAACAACTTCCAACCGCCATCGGAATGACCAGAAGCATTGTGGAAGAACTGAACGGCATGATCCCTGAAGGGTTCGCTCACCTGTACCTAGACAATTTCTGGCTTCGCCTAGGTCAAGACCTGAATGCTATCCGCTACCTGCCCGAAACTGTCATCGAGCATCTTCACCCAATCGCCGGGAAAGGTGACTGGGATGCTGGCTATCAAGAAGTGAACTCTGCCGAAATCAACAACGCCGACTCTCAGATGTTCCACACCTACATTCAAAGCGATGGCTACCGTCAGCTAGTAGAAAGACTCAGCGCATGAAAATACTTATCACAGGTGATGCTGGCTTCGTCGGTCGAGCATTCCATCGACACTTTGCTTCAAGTAATCATGTGATTGTTGGCGTGGACATTGTCAACGGAGTAGATGCCCGTGACTTCTTCCGAACCGATAGCACCAAGTTTGACCTAGTCATTCACTTGGCGGCTGTTGTTGGTGGTCGACGAATGATTGAAGGCTCACCACTGGCGCTGGCGGTTGACTTGTCCATCGACGCTGAGATGTTCGGCTGGGCATTACGCACGAAACCTGAACGCATTGTCTACTTCAGCAGCTCTGCCGCATACCCGATTGTGTATCAGGAAAATGGCTGGCGAACTCAACTGACAGAGAATCACATTGACCTGAGCAACATCCAGAATCCTGACCTCACCTATGGTTGGGCAAAGTTGACCGGCGAGATGCTGGCAAGTCATGCCAGGGAACAAGGCTTAAAGGTGTCGGTGTTCCGACCGTTCTCAGGTTATGGCGCTGATCAAGACTTGGACTATCCGTTCCCGAAGTTCATTGAGCGAGGACTGAACCGCCAGACACCATTCCAAGTGTGGGGTGACGGGAAACAAGTTCGGGACTTCATCCACATCGACGACATTGTGGGTGCAGTGATGGCTGGAGTCGACGCTGGCATCGAGGTGTCAAACTTGTGCAGCGGTCGAGCAACCTCATTCAACCAACTGGCCGAACTGGTCATGCTAACTTCTGGCTATCATGCGCCAGTCGAACACCTCACCGCCGAACCTGTCGGAGTTCAGTATCGGGTCGGCAATCCTGAGTTCATGCTCAGTTACTATGAGCCGAAGATTAGTTTGGAGCAGGGAATCCTGATGGCACTAGGGGAGCAAAGATGAAAGACCTCAACCGCAAGGACATCCTCGATCAGGCAACAGCGCTGACAACTGGCGACCGTAATGCTCAGCATGGCAACCCTTACGAGAACCACGACAACATCGCCCGAATCTGGTCGGTCATTCTTGGGCGCAAGGTTGAACCGTTCCAGGTGGCGCTGTGCATGGCAGGGTTGAAACTTGCACGACTGTCGGGAAATCCAGATAACATGGATTCATACATTGACGGTGCAGCGTATTTGGCTATTGCAGGGGAACTGGTCAACGCAGACCGACTGTGACACATAACTGAATAGGGCTTAAGGCCCAAGACGACCCTTGTTGCGGCGCTCGATTTCAAACCCTTTGAGCCTGGACAAGGGTCGTTTTTGTTATATTCCTAGGCGTGAAATATAACAAAAGAGTTATCAAAAATACTTTGCCAAAATCCTTGACATTGGATTCCAAGCGAGTAGTGTTCTAAGTGTCGGTAGGACAACCGACAAGGACAAAGGACAAAGAAATGTTGAAACTAGAATCACTCAAAGCAAAGACCAATCATGAACTCATCGACCTCATCGAACTTGACGTGCTTGACCACGAAGGCGATGGCATGGTTCGCCGAATCCTGAAAGACCGTCTCGAAGGTCTGGATGAAATGGTCAAGTCAGAAGTTCTTCACGACAAGATTGTGAGCGCCTAATGTTTAACGCATGGAACAACGCACCTTGGACTGCTCGCGGTCTCAAGTTCAAGTGGGTCATTGAGAGCATCGTCTTCCTTGGCTTGACATTTCTGCTCATGGCTTCGCCGAAGGGTTGGAACTAACATGAAGAAGAATGATGTCGATACGTTGGAGAAGTTGCTGGCGGTTGCTGACGTGCTTCGTGAGTTGAAGCACAACCTTCGCATCTCACCTGATGGCGCTGTTGCACTTGGCTACATTACCGAGCGCCTAGAACGTGCATTGGAATGCAACAAGTGATGTCGCCTTATTTCGCTATGATTGGACATGAGAGTTCGAACGCTCACCTTGGTGGCGCTCCCTTGCACTTGTCCTACGAGGTTGAGCGCCACCTACCCTTGGGCGGTGTCGCATGAGTGCCACAGACAAACCTTTCACAGAGATGTCAGCCGTCGAATGGCTGGAAGAACTTGAAGGTCTACTTGCTAAGCAAGGCATTCCACAGACCTACATCATCGCCTCTCTGGGCCGTAGGGATGGCATCACGTTCATGCCTAAGCAGTGGTACGACACCTGGATTCGCACCCACAATGAAACGCTGGCGCAGCTGGAAGCCTTGGGGGTTGCAGTCGCATGAGTGATCCATACGAGTTCCCTGACCTAAGCAAAGGTTCATGCATAGGCATAGACACCGAACTGTTCTTCCCTGCAACTGGCGTGAACACCTGCCAGACCATCAAGAAGATGTGTGCCGAATGTCCGGTCGTGAAGGCTTGCCTCAACTACGCCCTGCACGTCGAGGTGGACGGTGTGTGGGCAGGGACAGGCGTGAACCAGCGCCGAGACCTTCGCCGAGATTTGGGCATCAAGGCAGTTCAGATTCAGACCCAATACACCACCGATGCAATGAAGAGTCAGACTCAATACGCCATCGACGCTCGCAAACGTCGAGCAAAGCGTGAGGCAGAACAGGATCAAGTCGCATGAACAACCCGTTATGTGGCGACTGCTGCCGAGAACTTCGGTGGTACGAGAAGGCAAAGATTTGGCTCTGTGGGCATTGCTCAGGATTCACCCGATGAGCGATTCATTGTTTGAAGTTGATCGTGAAATGGTTGCCAGCCCAAAACTCTTCAACCTCAGAATCATTGGCGCTCCAGCTGCTTGCAAATTGAACGCAGAATGGCACAGCAGATTCCCGATTATTAAATGGGGAAACGTGGTTCGAAATGTTCATTATGTCTGTTACACCGCCGACTTCAATCATGTTCCTTATGCGGTTGCTATCTGGTCAACACCAATCGCCGCAAATAGGCTGAAAGATGGGAACAAGTTGTTGGAACTGCGTCGGATGGCTATCTGTGACCATGCACCCAAGAACACTGCGACCTGGATGCTTGGACAGATGAAGAAAGACATTAAGCAACGATTCCCTGATGTCATTAGGTTGATTAGTTATCAAGATTCTGAAGCACATTTTGGCACAATTTACAAGGCGGCAAACTGGCAGTCGGTATCTACGTCAATCAAAGGCATGGACTGGAAACAGACAGGTCGTGAACGAAATGAAGCACAATCCACAGCCATAAAGATTAGATGGGAAATGGACTTATGAGCAGGAACAAAGCCAAAGGCACGTCAGCTGAAACTGCCGTCGTCAACTACCTCATCGCTCGTGGCTACGTTCACGCCGAGCGCAGGGCGCTGGCAGGTGTCAACGACAAAGGTGACGTTGCCGGACTGCCAGGTGTGTGCATCGAGGTGAAGGCTCACAAGTCCTACTCGATTCCTGCATGGCTCAAAGAGTTGGCAGTAGAGAAGGTCAACGCCAAGGCACAGGTCGGAATCCTTGTGGTGAAACCTGTCGGTGTTGGATCAACGAACACTGGCGCTTGGTGGGCAATCATGCCACTGGAACAAGCTGTGGACTTGCTTGACAGGTCAGGTGTAGGAAGATGAAGCCTCAGTCTTTCAACTTCGCTTTCGGCAATGCTCAACGCTGGGAAAGCGCCAACTGTGCCAACACCATCTTTCCTGACCTGTTCTTTCCGACCTCACTCGAAGAGGTCGAAGCGTCAGAGCCGATGATTCAAGCCATCTGCAAGGATTGCCCAGTTCGCCAGGAATGCCTTCAACTGGCACTCAGCAACAAAGACTTCAACGGATACTTCGGCGGAGTGTCGCCCGAAGACCGTCGGAAAATGTCGGCTGACAGAAGTAGAGTCAGGCGTGGCAACAGTAAAGAAGTGATCCGACTCATGGAAATGGGTTGGTCATTGCAAGACGCTTGCGACGAGGTCAACATTCTGCCAGCCTCATTCGCTAAGTGGAAGAACCAAGGAACACAAACAAACAAGGACAAGGACAAGAAATGAACACAATGATTTGGGTGACGAACTTCGTCATCGCTTTCACCGCTTACAAGGTCGGCCACTTTGTAACCCTTCGCAACCTGAAGATTGCAGCTGAGAAGTTGATGGCTGACATCACTGCCGACAATCAGACCGGTGCGCCAATCGGTGCAGGTCTCGCCCGAGAGATGGGGATCGAACTGTGAGCGTCGAAATCAACAACATCGAAATTGACTTTGACCCTGAGATTGCTCGCTGGGTTGACGAATACAAGCGCCTCAAGTTAGAGGCTGCACAGATTGCCGAACAGATTGACATCGCACGAAGCCACATCGAGGCTGCACTTGGCTCGCATGAGATTGGCACTGTGGCAGGTCAGCCAGTTGTCCGTTGGGCAGTGGTGGAATCCGAGCGCATCGACGTGAAGAAGTTGCGCGAAATCCTGCCACAACAGGCGCTCGATGTAGTGACCAAGCGTTCACTCACTCGACGGTTCACAGTCCTCACCGGGAATGAGACCTACTGATGACAGTCCCAACCTTTGCCTCGCCAGTGACACTTGAACAGGCACTCAAGGACACCATCACGAATGTCATTCGTGCAAAGTCGGCGAACAGTCCACGATCTAAAGTGGTCAACATTGGGCCGTCGGAAATCGGTGACCCGTGTCTGCGGAAGTTGGCTTACAAGATGGTGCAAGTGGCCAAGGTCAATGACTACTCCGACCCTTGGCCGAGCATTAGCGGAACAGCGATTCATGCGTGGTTGGCTGAGGCGTTCGAAGCTGACAATGGTGACGCTGACTGGCTTGTCGAACATCGGGTCGAGGCTCGACCTGGACTGTCAGGAACTCTTGACCTGTTCGACCGAAAGACTGGCACAATCATCGACCACAAATGTGTCGGCGCAACCAGCATGAAAACCCGAAAGGCTGACGGCCCAACGGAACAGCAAGTGATCCAGTTGAATGTCTACGGCTACGGGCTGGAACAACAAGGTCACGAGGTCAAGAAGATTGCGCTGGCGTTCTACCCACTCGGGGGAATGTTGACCGGAATGCACACTTGGGTCGGTGACTATGACAAGGATGTGGCAATCGAGGCAATGCTGCGCCTAGACTCAACGGTTGAGTTGCTGGCTATGCTTGACCCTGAAGAACATCCTGAGCGCTGGGAACTCGTGCCAGCCTCAACCTCACGGAATTGCACCTTCTGCCCTTGGTTCATGCCAGGGTCAGACAAACTCGCTATCGGATGCCCAGGAGGCTCAAAGTGAAAACACTATTCACAGTTATCGTCGCAAGTTCAGTGGGCTTGCTGACAGGTTTCAGCGCTGCCCTGTTCTTTCAGGCGCTCGGAAGATTCAGCGCCGAAGAAGATGCTCGTCAGAGTTATCTCACATTCGACCCTTGGGATGTTCTCGGTGATCCGCACGACAAGCACACCGACGACAATCTCACCAACTAGGATTCCGCTGACAACCGTCAACGGATAAACACAACAAAGGACAAACTATGTTTGCAGCTCCATCGACAGGGTCAGACTCTGTCAAGCCGGCCGACCTACTCGGCCACCTTCTCCTTGTCACTCCACTTGAGTTCAAGGAATCCATCACGACCGCATTTGGCGAGTCATCAGCCATCGCTGTTGACGTAGTCGACCTAGACACGAATGAGGAATACCACGACGTGCTGTTCTTCGGGCGTGGACTCATCGCTAACCTGAAGTCAAACATCGGCGCTCAGGTTCTCGGCAGAATGGCACAAGGGATTGCACGGCCCGGACAGTCTGCGCCCTGGGTACTTGAAGCCGCCAACGACGGTGACACCCAAAAGGCTGTCGCCTATGTTCAGGCAAAGGCAACTGGCAACATCAGCGCACCTGCGCCAACGGCAACACCTGCAACCACGCCAGTGGCAGATGTGAACGATCCTGCCATCGC